GCGTGCCTCGCACACCGTCCCACTTTGGAGCGGCCAGCCATGCGCCCAGCATTCCTTCTTGCGTCAAGTCGTCGACATCCTCGCTCGTCTTCCGCGCCACTGAGCGGGCAATGTTCTGGACGCAGCGCTGGATGGCGGTAGTCATTTGGCCGACGCCGCCCCACCCATGCGGAAGGTTCCGCCGAAGCGAGGCGATGATGACTGAGGCAATGTACCCTTAAATAGCCGAACCGTCGATGGCTCCTGGTAGCTCCATTTGGCATAGAGCCAGACAGTTCCGTTTTCTTCGTAGGCGCGAACATCTTGTAGATAATCAGAGCCGGTACCAGTCCCGTCATGTTCGAACAGCGGCCAGAACCAATACTGCGGTTCGTAGAGAGTAAAGTTCGACTGATTCACAGTGTCTGAAACAGAATTCCAGAACGCCTTCGAGAGATCGCTAGACAACGAGTAAGATACCGCGTATGGAAAAGAAGAACTATTCAGGATATTCCCATGCGTAGCTCTTTGCGGAGCCCATGTAATACCGTCCGTGCTGGACCAAAGAAAGTAGCTGAATGGCGAAAGCCCCGGGTTGTTACTGACGGCGACCCAGTTGGTAGAGGACAAACGGCTTACGACGGCATAGCCGGTATGTTCTCGATTCGTCGCTACGTCGATGGGGAGCGCCACCTTAACCCACGTCCACGTAGCGAGATCGGGGCTGGTCAATAGGTGGGTTGCTTGGTTGTACGTATTCGCGACACTCAAGGCGTGGCAATACATATGCCAGAGCGAGCTCTCAGGATTCCAGACGAGATGAGGGGTTTCAACCTGTAACCAGTCGTCAGTTGGGTCCGATGAGGACAATAGATCCGAGTTGAATAGAAGCGACCAATCGGAATCATCCGGGAACGTCTCAGGACTTACGCTGTAGGCCCCATAGATCCCGCCCTTGGCGAACGCAGTCGATTGGTGGTCGGTTGACCGCACCCAAAAGTAAACCCCCGTCGATATCTTCCAAGGACGAAGCCAGTACAGGCCTTGGTTCGTCAATCCTGTGTCTTGCGCGAACACTCCCTGATAGGTCACCGTCAATGGCCTAGTAGGCGGAGTATAGCCGGAAGCATTGAAATAGGTGTATGGTTGCCCGTTGCCACCGTTGTAGATATTCGTCCTTTGGGTGTCATCGGCCACGCCAGTGAAGAACATTGATCGGCCAACAGTCGGGGAGAAAAACGTAGAGCCTGATCCCGAGCCCTCAGCAAACTCCAGAATTGAGCCAGCCGTCGCCGCAAACGTACCAGTGGGCGTGAAAGACTCCCATGGGCTATCGTTCCGGGCGAGTTTGATCTGCCCTGCCGTTGCATCCCACGCCACCCATACGAGGCACTTAGCAGAATTAGTGCAAGTGAACGGCGCGGACATTGTAAACGTCTCAGTGCCCGAGGTAGTAGTCAACAGCACTTGAGGTCTCCCGGTCGGCTCGGCGTTGAACCGCAACGAAAGCGATCCGCTGATAAACAGGATCACGGCATTGCCAGATTGGATAGTCCACACTCCGAACGTGTACGAGCCGGATCTGTCGATCGGGCTCGTAGGTGCACTCATGCCAAGCCGGCGCGTAGAACGAATACCGCCACCAAAGATCGTGGTTTGTGCGGCGATATCCCCGCCATAGGCCACCGCCGTTCCGTGCGAGTCCCAGGCGAGTTTGTCCGCCTGTGCTACATCCATTTCCCAGAAGTTCTCAAGGGCAGCCTGCCCGTAGCAAGCGGTAGCGATTAGGAATAAGCTATTGCGCAACAACAAAGGAACCTCCGGCTGATCCGCCGCCTTGAGATGCGTAAGGAGTAGCTTGATTTAGGAACAGAGCAAACATAAGCGTCTCCCCGGCAATATCAGTCCAGTTCGCTGTCGTAGTACAAGACGACGCGCAGTAGGTAGCCAATGCACTTAAGGGATTCGACCACGCCTCAGATGCCCTGAACGGTGAAGACGCTATCGCCAGGTAATTACTGGAATCTCCGCTCGGAGCATTAGCCAATGCCACAACTCTATACACGGTAGACGGCGTTAGTGCTTGAGTTGTGGCCAAAGGGCAAGACATTGAGTAGTTGAACGACGTAATGAACACGCTAGCGGTACAGGAATCCAGCAATGTATCGGTACTGCCTCCCACTGAATAGAGCTTAAGTACTACCTGCCGAGGGAATGTGCTTCCAACTGCCAATCTAGACTGGAGCGCGATCCAGTCTACGTTGTAGCGGATATTTGACGGCGTCGAGAACCGAACGCCAATTTCGCGGGTTCCGTTGACTCGCAAATTAGAATTGGCTGCCGTTGTAATAACCGAAGATCCAAACTTGCTTCCATTCGCCAACGTAACATAACCAGTCCACGGGGCGCCAAAACCGGAACTGAATCCCCGCAACGCGTTGTTTGCCGAGAACCCACCGGGGGACGAGTTTGCCCAATACGGCTGAAAACTTGGAGCGTCGCCCGCGCTGTACTGGATAGTAATGCTATCCGTTCCAGGAACGGCTTCGGTGTTGCGAAATATAACAACATACTTTCGTCCTGCGACAAGCGTGTGAGAAGAGAATGACGAGAAATCAACCCAGGTAGCTGAAGTAACGGGAGCAGGGCTGAAAGTGGTGGAGGACGCGATCCATTTCGCCATCGTCTGCGTTCCGGATGATCCGGAGAAATCAGTCACGATTGAACCACAACCAGCGTCATCGTCGATCTGAATACTATTCGCCGATGCGCTGCAAACGTAATAAACCGCGTCTATCGAGATTCCGGCCGGCAGGCTGGTGGCCGCAACAAACTTTACACGGTCTCCATTCGACAAACCGTTGTTGTTTAGATTGACTATATCCGAGGCGTCGGCGTAGGTGACGGTTGCGCCCACCGTCGCCCCGAACACCTCAAACACTTCAGCGATTAACGAATCGACGTTAGCCGTCGCCCTTGCGCTTGAATAAAGCGCATACTCAGAAACGCTAGTGGCGGCATCCGCAACGAAGGTGTTCCCGTGTGAGATATTGTTCGTATTCACCGTTAACGTGGAGGAACTACCCAAGCCCGCCCACGAAACGGCCATAGGCGTCTGCCCCCAGCACCCCGCCGCCATCAGAAAGAAAATGAGATATCGCATTACTGTACCTCCAAAGAAAGAGAAGCCCAAGTAGACCCACCGCTTGGAGCAGTGTTTATCGCCACGCAAACAACATCGTTGGCGGATACGGAAGTGGTCCACCCGGTCAGCGTCGTGTCCTCATAGCGTGGGTTTGCCGCCCCAGTGGTGATCGTCGGCACAGCAGATGCCGTGATGCTGGAGGCTGAGCCAACTCCCGTATAAGATGCGTAGGCCACCTTTAGCACATCGACAACGAGATTGGCTCCGGTCGGCAGAGCGTTACTGATGAGATGCGCGGCGACTATGGTTCCGGCTACCTCGACCACGGAGCAACTCTTTGTGCCGGTGCTCGATGGGTCTACGACGACTAGGGTCATTTGGCGGTTAACGCCAGTTCCTCCACAAGCCCCAGACGCAGCGATATGATTCCCGCTCGCGTCAATCTCAACGCACCGGCCAGCCGTCTGCGCTCCGGTGGTTCGCACCACATCCCCGGTGCCAGTGAAGCCGATAAACGTCTGCACCACGTCGCCAGCGGTGTTGGTGCCAAGCAAGAACCCGGTTCCAGCAGCAGACGGAACCCGCATGATGTATGAGGTGATTGCACTTCCTCCATACAGCTTTACGCTGGTAGTACCAGCCGTTGGAGCCGTGCCTTGCCCAAGTTCGATATACCCAGCCGACCCTCCTCCAGACCCGCTCGTGATCGAACCAGCCGTCACGATGTTGCCAGAGTCGTCGATGGTCACAGCGCTGTTCTGAAGCAGCTTGCCAGTCGTTGAGTCGTATCTCGCGATCGCATTATCGGTCGAGGACGCTGGGCCTACGACGTCTCCGGTGCCACCTCCACCACCGCCGCCGCTAGCATTAGCACGACAAGTCACATTGGCCGTAGAAGAAAAGTTGGCAGTAATGGAACTCGTGCTGGCTGGATTTAAGCTGGTAATTGAGACAGGAGAATACGGAGCAGATGCACCACTCCAGCACTGGACCAGTACGGAATTTACGTCGCTCAACCCAAGCGAGGAGACGTCAATAGCTAGCGACGTCACTGCTCCGACAGACGTAGCTGTGACATTAGCCGCGCCAGTACCACCCCCACTACCCATCAACTCCCACTCGTACGTTCCGGCTGCCGTGTTGCCGCACACATAGAACGTAGAGAATGCGGCTTCTCCGTTCTTGCGCGCGTACACCATGCCGACGTTGTTCGCCGACGCGCACTGCGCCGCATTAGGGGCACCGTTGCCGTTAACGACCTGGCGTGCCGCCCCGAACTGCGCCCACATGGGGGCAGTCACAGCCAACAAAAGTAAGAGTTTCATAGCCCAGCCTGTATTACCTTTGCTGATACTGATCCAGCACCAGCGGTTTGATTCAACCTGACAGCGGTCACTGGAGCGGTTATCTCAGCGATTCCGCTTGTCGTCGATCCGGTCATCATGGGGTGATCCTGCCAGTTTGCGCCAGCCGGAGTGAATGTCGATGCCTGGATATTGTCTGAGGTGTACTGCAACGTGTAGGTCGCTAGCCCAGTCACCGTGGCTACAATCGAAACAGAGAACGGGGCTATGTAGTAACACAGCCCCGCCACGTCTGAGGTCGATGTACCATTCGTTGAAATGGTCATTGGTCTTGGCATTGTGGCTCCGTTGATACTACGGCTTCTGGATGTAGCTGATCGTGATTCTGCCGTTGCCAGCCGTAGTCGCGCCAACAACAGTGATGGTGCAGACAACCGTGGTGTTGGTCGTGATGTTTGCCATCGCCGTCAATTGCGCGGCGGTATACGTCGGAGCGATTCGGCCAGCGGCGGCCTTCACGTTGACTCCGCTCATGTAGGTCGTGGCACCAGAAGAGGTTCCAGCGCTCAGAGTAGCGCTGGTAGCGGAATCATAGGCAACCAGGACGTCGTTGTTGAATCCGACGATCTGAGAGTTGGCCGGCAGGTAGAACGTCACGTCAACCGCTGTAGTTGAGTTCTGCGTGAACGTGGCCGTCTGCGTGAGGATCGGATAGCCAAGGTTGGCAGTCGCAGTATCTTGAATGGTCCCTAGCCGAAGGGGACCGCTAATTGTTGCTTGGCTCATTTTTTCTCCTATGTCTGGTAGTAGGGGCGCAGTCTCCAGACCGTCTGCCGTACCAGTCTGCGCCCCTTGTTTGGTTGTACGGAACTAAATAATACCTATAGTCTTACTTTAGCTTTCGCTTGTAAGTCTAAATGCCTTCGCTTCCGAACACTCCGAGAGGATTCGTGCAACCAAAGCTGAAACGGTTTCGCGCCTTCCACCGCAAGTTGCCCGTGTCGAAGTCGCCGTCCTTATCGAACGAGAGCGCGACACGCTCATAGTGCTTCAGCCCATCCGGGGCGTCGGTCGTGATGAACCAGGCGTCCGGATCAGTTAGGTAGTGGTTGACATGGTAGCCCTGCGGAATGGCACCGGTGTGATTGATCGAGTTGATCGTGTTGTCGGTCGAGTCGACCTTCAGCACGGTGTTCAAGATCTTGTCGGAGGCAAAAGACAGTTCGTTCGGAACGATGAGTTGCTTCGGCTTGACGGCGATCTTCAGGCCACGGAAGTCGGTCCATGTACCGATCTGGATAACAGCGTTTTCAAGCGCCGTTTCGCTCAGATCGACATACGTCGCGGGCCGGTTGCTGTTGACGCCACCGTTGACGAGCGGATGATCGGTTGCGAACAACCGCTTGCCGTCGCCGTAGGTGTAGGACGCATTGAAGCCGTTGTTGTAGATCGACGCGGCCATCACCTCTTTAGTGTTGTGCATCGACCACGCGAGGGCCTTGGTGTAGCGCTTGCCGACGTCGGCGTACAGGTTGTCTTCGATGGCTTCCTGCGTGATGGCAAACGCCAACGCCACAGTCACGTGCCGGTAGGTGCTCGTGTAGAACTCCTGCGCGGTATCGTATTCCACCGGCGCGCCCTCAGACTTGAGCGGCGCGGTGCCGAACTCGCTGATGGCAACATCCTGCTCAAACGCGCGATCCGAAGTATCCGACTCAAACATCGGCTTCCATTCGTCGCGGTATCGGGCATTGACGCCGTTCCAGACGGTCTTGAGTCCTGGAACCAACTCACGATTCGCTTGTGATCTTGTGATGACTGGCATGTGGTTAGGCTCCTAGGATGTTCCGCAGCGCGTGGACGTTCTGGTTCCAACGCAGATGACTTTGGTGTAGGCGTCGCCAGAGGCATTGTCCGGACCCGGAGCAATGGCAATGATCTTCACGCCGAAGGTGTTCGTGGACGCCACACTGGAGGCCACGAGATTGACGCCGCTGTTTCCGGTGGCCGTAGAACCGGCGCCAAAGTTGCCGAGTTGGGCGTTAAGTCCAACCGCAGCATTGGTCAGCGAACCGTCAGCCTGCACGGTGAACCGCACGTCGGGATCGGTAGCGATCTTGAGCGTGATCGGCCCATAGGCAGAGTAGGCAGTGTACCCGGCAGCAGGGAAGTACTGGGTATACTGCGGGTTTCCGCTGGCATCGGTCCACTCGGCACCAACAAAGATGCCCCACGGGGTTGCGGCCCCAAGGGTAGTGGTAGGCGTGGCAGCAGTCGGCGTAAGTACGCCAGACGTCATGCGAACGATGTCACCATTGAAGAAGCCGGTGGCCGTGTTGCTGGTCAAAGGGTAAGAAGTCAACTTACCGTGAACAGAACCACCAGCGTCCAAGGTGACTTGAAGGCCATTGTAGGCCGCTGTCGAGGACATGTGAGGTTTCTCCTGGTTGGAGAAAGCCGGAAACTACCGACCGAACTCGTTCATCCGTCCTCGCCGAGCTTCAAAAGAAGTCTCGGTATCGTCTGAGATGGAACCGTACCGGGGTTGATCCACAGCCTTCTGTGCCGTATTTTTGGCCCCACGGATAGCATCCAGTGTCTTGTTTGCGTAGTACTGCTTCCTCGCCTTGGAGCGCTCCGCTGAGCGCCGGCAAAGAACGACGTCACCGATCTCGATGTTCCCCGAGGCGCTGGTGCCAACGGAATCAGGGTCAACAAGGACTTCGGCGCGATGCTCGTACGGGACAGGCGAGTAGCCGTCGCGCAACTGCATCGAGATGTTCTTCGGATCATCGGCGTTCCGGATACGGTAGCGCACCCATCGAGCCGTCCAATCGGGACTATTACGCACATTCGGCAACTGGCCGGGAGGCAAGTATTCGTAGGGGCGAGTTATTTCCTCGCGCACCTCATTGGCTCGGTCAGCAGGTATGGCGCTCACGGCAGGCGTGATGGGTTGACGACCACGGGTCTCCATTTACAGATCCTCCTTGGGGATGTTCTTGACGTACTCTTTGAAGTCGACGCCAAAACGTCTGGCGGCTTCCCGGTGAACCCTGGCCTTCTCTGCTGACATGACGACTGTGCGTTTGCCATTGACGGCACCGTTGGTGCGCGTCGCCGTGGCAACGGGGGGGCGGCTTGTGTTCGGGTTTGCAGAGCGTTCCGTCTTTGCAGGGGTGGACATTGGTGTACCAGTTTCAAAACGCTCAGGGAATCTCTTACGCATCTCTGCGTTGATGTAAGAGTAATATGTTTCAGTCTCCGGCGCAACTCCCTGATTAGCAAGCTGCTGAGAGTATTGAACGGCATACGACCTCATGCCGGCATCTTCAGCGAACCACCGGTTCTCTCTCAGCCAGTTTGCCGTCACCGGGTCAGGAGTGATGGCCGCTGGCTGCTGGCGCATCGGAGGGGGAGGCGGCTGCCACGGTTCAGGGATCTGATACTGTGCCAGCATCGCCTTCTGCTGCGCCAACTCAGCCATACGCTGGGACGCAGCTACTTCCTTGTCAGGGTCAGCCGACTCACGCGCCGCACGCCAATCGTTCTGCGCCGCAATGATCTCGGCCTCTCGCGTGCGCAACGCCTGCTGCTGGAGACTGCGTTGCAACTCAGCGTTCTGCTTGGCCAGGTTCTCCAGCGCGGCCTTGGCACCGTTGCCGTACTGAGTCAGCGACTCGATGACAGCCTGCTCCTCGGCCAACTGCCGCTCGCGCTCTTTGGTCGCCCACGTCAGCTTGGCGATGCGAGCACGCGCCCGCTCGGACAGATCCTTGTCGTCTTCTTCGCCGTCGACAACAGCCGCGTCAATCGCAGCCTTTTCCACCGGCTTGCGCTCGGGCTGTTCTTCGCCTTCGATAACGACGTCTACTTCGCCATCTTCCTGCGCCTGCTCTTGTTCGACTTCTACCTCTTCCGCGAGTGCGTCTTCCAGTCCTACCGGTTCATCTGGCATTACAGGTTCCTCCGCACAAGGTCAGGGTTCGGGACAACCGCCGATACAATCGCGTCGGTAATCAGCCGGTACTCTACCGGGTCGGCATCAGTGCCAAATAAAAAGCGCTGGCCCGCGTAGGGAGCCATAAGTACGACATCCCCTACCTTGCATCGCGGGCCAGACGGGAAAACTTTTTGGTCCTGGTAGCACTCAGGCCCCATCAGGACTACTTCCGCCATGGGCGAGGCAACCTCCTCGTCCTTCTGGCGGGACTCCGGCATATACAAGCCAGTGTCGCCAATCTTGTCGGACACTTTCCGCATCTGCACCAGGATGTAAAATCCTTGGGGCTGCGGCAATTGTGACGTGTCAGTATTACTCATAAAATAATCGTCTCTGTCTCCTTCTTTTCTTCCGACTCACTGATCGCATCTTCCAGCAACTCCATGGACATCTTCAGCCCGTAGATAATGCCGCAGGTGCGACGATAGCTTTCAATCGTTGGGCACCGGTCGTCAACGATGAGTTCAGAGTTGGCGGCAATCGCCTCCCTGACCTTATCGAGAAACCTGCTCTTTAGCGTCATACTTCAGTCTCATCTCCTCCACGTCCTTCGCCAACTTCTGATACTGCAATTTCAACTCCGCCAAGAACTGCTCGTTGGTGTCGATCATCTTCTCGGTAGCCAAGCGCTCGTTGCTGCCGATGCGCTGCTTCTCAACGGCTTGCTGGCCGGCAGCCTTCTGGAGTTCAGCCTGTATGCGGCTAGCAGACTCGTCTTGCCGCAATTTAAGCTCGGCCTGCTTGATCTGCAACTCGGCCTGCTGCATCTGAATCACTGGGTCCTGCGCCTTGGCCATCGCTTCTTTCTGCGCGGCCTCCTGCTGGTTCTGTGCCAGCAGCCGACGCGAAGCCTCGGCCACCGCGATAGACAGGTTCGACTCGATCTCACCAGGCAAAGACTCATCGAGCGGAGGCAGTGGCACGCCCATCTTCTGCTCGATCTCCTCGCGGTACTTGAACGCAAAGTGCTCAGCGATGTGCGCCTGGATAGCGGCGGCGATCATCGCGGCGTTGGGGTTCTGGCCAACCGTCGCCCGCATTTTGGGGTCTTCAAAGAACGCCTGATGGCAAGCGATGTGCGCGGCGTGGTCCTGCCACTCAAACGCTTTGGCCGGCCTCATCGTAATCATCGCCATGTTCTCGGCAACCGGATCGGCTGGCTTGATGTCCTCTTTGTCCGGAACAATCTTGTCAGCGTCACGGATGCCAAGCACTTCCAGCATCTTGCGATGCAACAACGGCAGATTGTAGATCTGCGGCGCCGTAGCTGACATCTGCACGGCGGCTTGATATTGAGTGACCCGCTGCGGGAGGGTGGCCGCGTTCGGGTCACTTACGGGGATGATGTCTATTCTCGCGTCGAAATCACTGCGCTTGATCTCACGCGGTCCATCCACCTCGTAGTCGTAAACGTCTTTGGTCGAGTCGCGGATCAGCCTGGCAAGGATGCGGAACTCCAGCCGCATCGAGTTGTGCAGCCGTGCCTGCACCGCGCTCATGACCTTCATGGCGCGATCCTGGATCATCAAGGCTGTGCCAACTGGAGCCTCGGCACTGATGCTGCCGATCTCGACGTCAGCGATAGAGCCCAGCTTGCGGCCCTCTTCCACCACGTTCTGCAGCAGGGCCATCAGAACCGTCGACGGTTCCTTATACGGCAGCGGCAGGAACGCCTCGGACATCTTGATTCCGCTGACTTCGGCCTCACGCCACTCGCCGGGACGCAGCGGAGACGAGTCTCCCTTCATCCGAAGACCCTTGGCCTTGTAGCCAGCCGGCAGATTCCCGATGATGCCAGCGTCAATCAACTGCCGGAGAAGGATGGTAGCTGCTTTGGCGCTGGCTCCGATCAGGTGAAGTAGGCCGTACCCGTAGAACCCAAGCCCAGGAACGTAGGAGTAGTCCACGTACCAAAGGATCTTCTTCTTGAACGGGTCGCCTTCTTCCCAGTTGCGGTAGATCGATAGGATCTTTCCGCTGTAGTCAAGCGTGACAATGTGCGGGGTAGCGATGCCGTCTTCGGAATCAATGTCCAGATCGACATGGCACTCATACAACTCGATATCGCCATCAAGCGTCGGAGGTTCTTCCTCCCGGTTGATCTCGTCTTTCTTTTCCTGCAGCGCACTGACAACCGGAACGCTCTCGTCTACCTGCGTGTCTCGGTAGATCCCGTTGACCTGCATCTTCAGCAGTTCGTTGCGGTTGATCGAAAAGCACTCGGTGTAGCGCGGCGCCGACGCAAGCGACGTCGCGCCGTACGGCACGATAAACTTCTCAGCCGGAACGTAGCGGGCGCGAGCATCTCCAGTTATCGGATCGGGAAAGACCTTCCGGAACGCTGACCCACTTGCCGCCAAACCAAAAAGCAGCTTTTCTGTTTCAGGACGGTAGTCGTCGATCTTCTCAACAAGCTGGTAGTTGACCTCATCCTGGACACGCTTGGCCTGCTTCTCGATCTCTTCCGTGATCCGGCCAATGATGTTCGTTTTGCACGGGCCAGATGGAGGGAAGATCTCCATGATGGCGTTCGACTGGAAGCGGACCACCGCCTCGGCCACCATCGTGTGGAACAGCCCACACGCGCCAGGCCACGGTTCTGTCATCTCCTCGGACTTCATGCCGAGCAAGCTGAGACCCTTGGTATATGATTCTTCCCAGTCCTTGCGAGACATCTTGTCTTCGTCGATGTCCTGCAACAGCTTCAATCCCATCGTCGACAGTTCGTTGTCGGAGATCGTCAGCGCAAGGTTGGCGTTAAACGCGACAGGCTCAGGCTGAGGAGCCTCTTCGTAGCCAATCGACCCGTCTTCAAACTCAACCATGTCGTCGACAGGAAGCGCTTCGGTCTCGATATCAACCTCTATCGATACCGGCAACTCTTCGTTTTGTAACGGGTTAACTCGCTCGAACATTGCTCTATCTATACCACAGTTCAACCAAGATTGTAGTACGACACAGGTGCCTTCTCTTCGACATCCTCTTCGTCCTCATCGGTCTCAAACCTGATAAATCCTCCGTCTCTGAACCGAGCCAAAGCCTGTGACACCGTGTCAACGTAGTCATCGTACTGGCCGTTAGGGAACTCAGCGCACTCCTCGATCACCTCTTCGGATGAAGCTGACTGGATAGCCCACACCAAGCCAGACGAGAACATCTCCAGGATGCGGTTGACGCGTGAGATTTTGTCGTTGCCTGCGCCGGCCATCTTCGTCCACTGGTTCCCACTTGGGCTGACAGGCGTCACCGGCACACCGGTTGCCCGCAACTCCTGGATCAACTGGATGCCAGCCGACTTGTTTTCAATAATCAGCGCATCTGGATGCCCGTCCTTGAGTACCGTGTTGTACTTGCGAACGACAGCCTTCTTTAGGTCAGGGAAGTCCCACTTGCCACGCTCGGCGTCCAATAGGATGATGTTGTAAACAGCGCGACCGTCATTGTCGTTGGCCTGGAATACGCCCCATGTCGTGCAGGCAGAGTAGTTGCTGCGGTCTTTTCCGGTTGCGGCTGCGTCCCAAGACTGGATAACGAACTCGCACTTGGGGGGTGACGACTTTTCCCACTTCCGCCAGTAATCCCGCTTCATCATTGAGACGGAATCGGCACCTGGGTTCTGCTGGTACATCGAGTTCCAGCGCCACGCCCCGCCAGGCTCAGCCATCATCGTCTCACGCAACTGCACCATCGCCTTCGTCGACCAGTACTCCGGCCACGTCGACTCGTAATGGATGTTCCCGTCTACGTCCTGCTTCTCCTCAAGCGCCGGCAAAGTGATGACTTCCCACTGATGCGAGCCCGGAGTGCGCCTCGATGCGTCGATCAGGCGCCCGCAAAGGTCATGCTTCGACCAGCGCTGCATGACGACCAGAATAGATCCGTTGGGGTGCAAGCGGCTGAGGATCGACTGGTACCAGTTCCACGCCGCGTCGTAGTCCTCCTTGCTGGGAGGCTCCATCTTACCGTCCGTCGACTCGCGTTCTGAGTGGATGTCGTCCAGGATGAGCAAGTCAGCGCCGCGCCCGTATACCGTAGACCCTACGCCACCAGCGAAGTACTCGCCTTTGTAGTTCGTGCGCCACTTGTCCTTGGCCTGTGCGTCCTTGGCCAGCTTCACGCTCGGAAACACGTCCTGATACTCCGGAGTGTCCATCAGGTTGCGGATCTTGGCACCAAAGTCAGAGGCCAGCGTCTTGACGTTGCAGATCGCCATCACTTTTTTCTTCGGGAACCGCCCAATAAACCATGCCGGGAACAGGTACGAAGTCCGCTCCGACTTGCCGCGACGCGGAGCGATGTTGATAATCAGCCGCACCGGTTCACCGGCAGCAATCCGGTGGAATGCGCTGGTCAGAACATCGAAGTGTCTGCCAGGAAGGTCGTCGGGGTTGATCTTCTTGACGAACTTCGAGAAGTCCAGCCTCGCCTCAG